CTAGCTGCCCTTCACTCCGTCGTAGGTTCGCTCGCAGGTGAGGCCTTTAATCCTGCGTCCGTCAGCTTCTGCCGCCAGCCATCGACCTTCTGATTCCATCTCTCCAAGCAGCTCGGCGAGCAAGGCGGCGGCGTCTTCCCTTGCCGTGCGCTCGCCGGCAGTTCCGGCATTACAGGTAGCGAGCTGGGTGGCCAAGCTGCTGGCTTGCTTACGCAGCCCGTCAGCAGCAGCCCCAGCATCAGCAGCGCGGCGCTGCAATTCTTCAAGTTGGTCATGACCTATTTGCCCCTCAGCGTCTGCGACGCTCTGTTGTTGCCGCTCGACAACGCGAACGATGGTGACGGCATCGAGCTGGCTCTGGGCGATCCCCTCGCCCAGCCGCCAGCCGTTGACCTTCCAGCCGGCCAGGAAGGCCATCGCCGCGATGATGCCCAGCAGCGTCGCCCGGTCTGCCAGCGCGGCGATCACGCAACCACCCCGCCACAAACCGTGAACATCGCCAGCAGATCCTGCTCGTCGCACGGCTCGGCAGCGCGTTCGTCTGCGTAGATCTCCAACAGGTTTGCCAGGGCGTGCTCGCGCTGGCCGTAGCCAGCTCCGGGCAGGCTTGCCCAAATCGGCGCAGCCAGGGCGATGGCATCCGCAATGCGGCCGGCCTTGATCGCCGGCAGCGCCTTGCACTCGGTCAGTAGCTTCACGGCAGCCAAGTCCTGGGCTTCTGGAATAAAGCGGCCCTTGAAGCCATAGACCCGAACGATTGCCCGCCAGGTGCGGTGCAGGAACTGGTAGCGGCCAGCTGCGGTCGACGCGATGCCATAGCGCGGCAGTTGAATCAGACGGTTCGGGTGCTGGGCGTAGTCATTGAATGTGATCAGGCGCCCCGGTAGTGAGCCAACGATGACGTTATAACCGTCGTCGGACTGCGCCAGGATCTTCTCGCCCAGCTCAGACCAGGCGAGCATATCCAGGAACGCGAGCACGTTCGCACCGCCCACCTGGGCGGCAGAGATTCGAGCCATTGGTTTTCTCCAGACACAAAAAAGCCCGCTCGGGGCGGGCTTGGGTTATGAGGTGCTTCAGTTCAGTTCGGCGGCGCTTCGCACACCGTGCCGATCATTGCAGCAGCGGCGTCGAAACCTTCGTGGTAGCCGAGGTAGGTGCCGACCATCAGGCATAGGCCACCAATGGTGAACAGTTCGAGAACGACGCGGGGGCGGATACGCAGTGTGGGCATGTGGATCTCCTTATCCAGTTCAGTGAACCCAAAGCCTAGATCAGCGCGGCAGCGTGCGCCAGGCCGCGCCGCTCTTCCAGCCATCCGCACAGCTCGCCAATCGTCCGCGGGCTGTAGCTGGCTGGGCTGGGCAGGCCGAGGGCGGCGGCGCACCATTCGCTGCAGAATGCGGCGTGCTCTACCTGGCGATTGCGGTTGAATATCTGGCTCATGATCAGTGATGGCCAGCCGTAGCGGTCTTGGTCGGTGCGTTCGAAATGCTCGAGCACGGCGGCGGCATCAGCCCAGGGCAGTTCGATCAGGTCCCAGTGATCGGCGCCAGGGCCGATGCGCTTGCGGCGCACGCCTTTGTCCATCACCGAACTGCTGTAGCAGTAGTCACCCACCACCAGCTCGCAGTGGCTGTACTGGCTGCGCGTCCACCAGCGGATAAGGGCGTTGCCGAGCTGGCCGGGGCCTTTGTAGAGCGCCAGTTTCACGGTCGTCATGCCAAGGCTTCCTTGAGTTGCTCGGTAGGCGTGCCCATCACCGTTTGCTGCAAGGCGGCGAGTTCCTGCCATACCTCGGGCGGGAGTTGGTAGTCGAGCTGTGGGTTGCCGCCGCCGCGGATTGCATCCTCATAACCCTGTCGCCGGCCGGTGAGCCATGCGGACATGATCACGAACTGCCGCGCTTTCAGCAGGGTGCGGCGCAGATACTCGTCGCGCTCGATGCCGCGCACCGCAGCTGCGCGGTCGATCCATGGCGTGGGCGCTGCAGGGTTATCCAGCCATGTGCGGGACTCCTGATCTTGAGTCGGCCAGGTGTCTTTCTCCATCTGCGGATAGTCCGCCGTCAGCGCGCGGGTGGCGGTTTCATAAGCACCGTTGTTCAGCGCCAACCGCAGCGCCTTGACCTCAGCCGGCGTTGGTTCCGGCTCGGGTTCCGGCTCAGGTTCCGGCAGCGGACCAACGACGAACTGGCCGTCAACGATCTGCACGTGCTCACCGGCCAGCATGCCTGCCAGCCCCTGCTGATACTGCTGCTCGGTAATTTCGATCCCACCCTCAATAGGGTCATGACTGAGGCGGCCCTCTGCGGCGTATGGCATTAGCGAATCCTCTTGTAATAGTCCCGGCCAAGGCTTTTGATGCGGGTTTCGTTTGCTGTACGCGCTACGCGCGAAGCGTCGAAATCAACTGTAATTCCGTCGATCTGCGCGCCCGTCCCGGAGCGGCTCATAATCGAAGTAGTAACTCCGCTTTTACCGATGGCCCCAGCTACCCCTGTGGGGATGGCTGTAATTTGCTGCTGATTTGTGATCGATCCCGTGATGTTCTGCAGCGCATCCGCCTCCACCGTCCCGCTACTACCCGGCCGAATAGATCGCCGCTCAGTATTGATCAGCCGCACCGTCTGCCCATTCATCGGGCTGCCGGCATCGTTGATCACCGCCGTGGCCTGTACCAACGGCGCTGAGCCGCTCACGCTCTCAGACGTCAACACGCCCGTGTTGTAGCTGTCAGAAGCGGTCAGCTTGATATAGCGATAGTTCGGGTTGTCGGTCGGCGGGATAGCAACGCCTGTGGTAGTGGCGTCGATTGGGAATTCGGCGCCAATCGGGATGAACTCCCACACGTCTATCGAGCGATTCAACGGGTACGCGACGATAGTCCCCGAACTGTTCGTGACGTAGATATCGAAGCCAGAACCCGCACGCACGTAGTAGATCGAATTGGCTTCCAGTGTGCCGGGCAGCGAGGCGACGTACTTGTGATGCTTGATCACCGCCATAGGATCACCAGTTGTTCGTGGCCCAGCGAGTAGTAACGCCCTGGCCGTTGTAGGTCAGCCCGTCAGTGTCGGCACCCAGCAGGTCTAGCGTGGCCTTGTTCGAGTGGCTGTGCGCCTGGCTTACAGAGCTATCGATCTGCGCTGGCGTGGAGCTTGGCCCGTCAACGATATCCGCCCAGTTGAGCACCACGTCCATGGACTCGTACTCGGCAACCTTGTAGGTCTCTTCGGCCGTGGCGTCATAGGCATACAGCGCCGAGCCGACGTCGACGGTCGGATCACCCGATGCATCGATCACCAAGATCATCGCGTTGGCGTCAAGTGTGGCGATCAGCGCATCACGGGCGGCGATGTCCGCGACAATCTGCACCGTGCTGGCAGCGCCCGACCAGTTGGCCAGGGCCTCGCTGATCAGCGCATTGATCATCGCCGAGTTACCAACCGCGCGCGCCACGCCGGTACTGTTGGTCAGGTAGCTCTCGGCATAGCTGCCGTTTTCGACGTAATAGAACGAGTCAGGCTGCAGGGTGCCCGGCAGTGTGGTGACCTTGAAGAAACGAACTTGAGCCATAGGGCCTCCTGATTACCATTCGGTACCGCCCCACTCAGTGGGCGGCACGTAGAGCCCGTTCGGGCGGTTCTGAATCTGGTTGTTTGGGTCGGGGCTGATGGTCGCGCCATCAACCCCGTTACGCCCCGGCGGCCCTTGCGTCCCAACCGCGACCACAATGGCCGGCGCGGCCACTGGCTCGCGCACCAGCACAAACGGCGCGCCGAGCACGAGCACATCAGGTGCAGCAGCCATGGCCACCCCCTCGGCGAACGGTCACCGGGCCGTCGAGCCAGCGGTCTACGTCGCCGTTCTGCCATGTGATGTCGAGCGTGTAGGTCACGCCATCGAGTGGGATGGCCGTGCTCTGCTCTGGCGTGAGCACGATGTTCACTCGACCCACGCCCAGCACCAGCAATCCGCCGTTTGCGGTGGTCAGTTGCAGGCTGTAGCCGGGGCCGGTGAGCGTGAGCGCTGCGGTGGCATCGGCGAGGTCGACACCAGGCTGATACACCAGCCAGCCGCCGCGGGCGTTCTGCTCAGCACCGTTGAGCGCGTTGATTTCCACCGTGTAGGCATCCACCACGCCGACCATCCACGGCGCCTGCTGTGGTGGTTGGCGGTTGAGCGCAGTGAAGCCACTCACACCCTCCACCCAGCATGGCCACTCGGCCGGCAGGTCGTGCCCAGGCACGGCCAGTAACAGCGATGGAGTTTTCTGCACCTCGCTGATGGCGCGGCGTTCCCAGCGCGGCTGCAGCAGGTACAGCGGTTTGCGATTCGTTGCGCCCGGGATGATGGGCAGGTCTAGGCAGGCCGGCTGCATCGCTGGCTACTCCAAAATGTCGATAGGGTTTACTCAGCTGGTACTAGCGCCAGTTCCTGCCATGCCCAGGTTTCATCGTTCGGGCGCACGGTGATCCACACGCGCGGCGGGCCGCCATACATAGAAGTGCAAATAACCGGGCGCTCTGGCACTGTTTCTGGCGGCTCGCTGTTGGTGGTGATGTAGCCCAAGTTTCCGACAATGAGCCACTGCCCATCCAGGGAACAGAGGTGATGATTGCCGGCATTGTCGATCCAGTGAGAGCCCGGGGCCGCATCCTCGGGCGGCATGCTGGTTTGATACGTGTGCTGTACTGTTTCCATCTGTCATGCTCCCGTTACAAGATAATTTTCGGCACCGTCAACCAGGGCCAGGCCTTCGCCGTCAACCAGGGCGCCGTCAGGCAAGCCGCCCGCTTCAAGGGCCGACACCCGCTCGAGCAGGTCGTTGACGTGATCAACCAGCGTTGGCACCTGCGCGGCTTGCGCCTGCAGGCCGGCCAGCAGCGCAGCAGTCACACCACAGTGCACAACCGAGCCACTGGGCCATACCTGCGCTGCCGTGCCCTGCTCGCCGCGCAACAGCTCATAGCCGGAATCAAGGCCAACCAGCCGCACCACCTCCAGCGCGGGACCGCTCAGCGGATCGAGCGCGCTGACGATGCACAGCGCATACTCGTCGCCCTCGGCCAAGGCCAGGCGGGTAATAGCCTCGCCCGGGATCGGCAGTTCAGTACCGCCGGACGGCAGCTCATCGGTGAGCGCGTAGCACCAGTTATCGATGAATCTCATGGTCACCTCATATGAGCCCGAGCAGCGCCTGGCCGCGCAGGTCACCGCTGAAATTGGTCAATTGTTGGTCGAGCGGGTTGTAGGCCGTGAACTGGGCGTAGACGCGGCGCGACTGCCGGCTAATGCCGATCGGCGAATCGGTCAGAAAAAACTGGTTGTCGCCCCGCAGCCCCGCTGGCGTGTAGCAGGGCCAGCGCTTGCACTGCACTTCTGTTCGCGCTTCGTTGAAGCGCGTGCGGGCCAGGGTCGCTAAGCTCCATCCGAATTGCTCGGGGTAGATTGCGCCGGCGCTATCCGTGGCCGTGCCGACCACCACGCCCAGCAACACAGGGTGCGTCGGCGAGAGCGCTGGAGCGGTAGGCGGAGTGATCGGGAAGTCATATGTGAAGGTTAAGGTGATGCCGTCCTGATTGAGCTCATTCAGCGTGGTGATCGACCATGTTGGCGGCAGGCTTGACGGCTCGATAGTGCTGCCGGTCATGGTCCAACGGATCGAGCCGGTAGCGCTGAGCGAGCCAACGGTGATGGTCTCGCGAATCTCGCTCACATCGCTGAGTGAGGCGCCCAGGAGGATGGTGTCTGTAGTCGTGCTGCCGGTCGGGTTGCATTCATTGTCATAGGTGACGATGCGCAGATACTCACCCGTCGACTCATCTGTCAGGGTTGCCGTTCGCTCCCACTCATAGCGGTAGTTGTATCGCACCAGCTCTACACCACCGCCGGCTGTAAACCACGCGGTGAGCAGTCGCCCCGTCACGCCCACCTCGGCAGCGCCAGAGCCCACGGTCGCCGCAGGAGATGGGTTTGACGGGGATGGCGGGCCAGGGGTCAGTGTTCTCGCACCAGGTCGGTAATCCCGAGTAATGCCGCACGCACCGGACTCCTGTTCATTTGGCGGCGTTGGCAGGTGCATTGTGCTGAACGTGCCGCTATCGCCGGTCATGTAGTACGTGCCGAGAGCGTCGGTACGCGACGAGATCAGCGAGAGCGTCAGCGTAGGCGCCTCTGGCGTGCCGCCGATATCGAGCCGCAACAACCCCAACAGTACCTGACCAACGCCGGAAATTACCGGCGTAACCCCGAGCAGCATCGAACGCCCATCCGGCGTTACGTCCATTGCTGAGTACGTATCGATTGTCGTGGGCGGCGTCCAGCCGCTAACCGGCGGCTGGCCAGCGCCCTGGCCAATGCTGGCGTTTGTGAAGCTACCGGTATTGACGGTTACAGCCGGCAATAGCTGGCCGGTGGCGGGGTCGTAGCCGCGCAGGGTGAGCACAAACCCAGCGATCGGGTCACGAATGATTCGCGCGCGACACACAACGCCGGCGAGCAGCAGCGGGCGCCAGTTCACCAGGTCGCAGGGCTGCAGGGATCGCCCGAGAAACTGCCCGCCCTGGGCCGCGATCTCGGCAGGGGTTTCGACATCCGGCCGGCCAATGTCCCACAGCGCGGCTGGGCGATAGCGTGCGCCGAGCCAGGCTCGGTCAAGGGCTCCGCTACTGCCAAGCGGCCGCAGCCTGGTGCCAGCGCCGCCAGCGCTGAAAACCGCCCCGTGCCAGGGCGTGCCGAACCACAGTGGGCGGCCCAAGAATGGGTAATTACTATCCATCAACGATCTCTGCGTAATTGAACACCGCCGGGGCGCCGTTGGCGTCGGTCATGGTCACCACCGCTGGCATCCGCACAGCCATGAACGTCGAACCGTCCGTGCTCTGAATGATCACAGTGTTCTCGTGATACGTGCGGGTGCCTGGTGTCTCAGTGAACGGGCTGGCGACACCGCCGCCACCACCGCCTCCCGCCGCCTGGTACTCACCGCGCCCAACCTGTGGCGCCACGCTGCCGCGCGGGGCCAGATCCGGCAGCGGCTTGCGCTGCCGGGGCTGGGTGACCAGGGCATTGATGTCATCGACCTCTGCCCTGCCCGTCCGCCGCTCGATCATCGCCTGGCCACCAGCACGGCGGGCAACCTCGCTGGTGCCCTGGCGGCTCTCGCGCATGCGCCGCGCAATATCGGCGCGCTGTTCTGCAAGGGTGGTCATGGCTACAGCTCCAGCAAGTCGTTCGGGATGCCTACGCGGTAATGCACGGTGACAGCGCCGGTTCGCTCGTCGCGGTAGATCTCGGGAATCTCCGATGCCTCAACGTCGAAGCGCCGCGGGAATTTCGGCGCCGTCAGGTCGTCGGCGACATCCCAGTTGCCGGAGAATCCGAGTCGGTTGTCGTTGTATGGCTCGATGGGCGCACCCGAAATTGGGTCGTTCAATCTGCCGCCCAGTTGCGTCGGCACCCCGCCACCGCCAATCGGCAAAGGCGCAAGGCTGGTGTCCGGCCGCGCCGGGGTGGTCAGCGCATCGCTCACGCCACCGCCGCGGCTGATGGCCACACTCAGCGTGGTCACCGCCGTGCCGGCCTCGATGTCGATACGGTGCTGGATACGCCTGCACTTACCCTGCGCCAGGGCGCGATCCTCGAGACGCAGCGTGTGCACCAGGTCTACGCCCAGGGCGAGATCGGTGGGCACTTGCCAACTCAACGTCGTGCCGCGATGCGCGCTCAGCAGCTCAACGGCGCCACTGCGCAGCAGGGTTTGCAGCGCGGCAACACGGCGCGGTTCCTCTGCGAGGTCGGTCGAGCCGGTGCCGTCAGGCTTGCCGCTCTCCCACTCATCCGCTGCGCTGTTCTCGATTGCCACATTGCCGGAGTCGCGGGCAATCACGCGCGTGGCCTCGCTCTCCCCACCCGGGGCGGTCAGCACCAGCTTGTAGTTCTCGGTGACCTGCTGCGTCCAGCGCCGCCCGCCAGAGGCGATAGCGCTTAGCCAGAGGTTGTCGAACTGGTTGATCCACGCCACGCCATCGCCGCAGGGGTTGCCCAGGCTCAGCGGCAACTTGAAGCCGCCCACCCGGCCGACCATCGTCAGCCCGGCACCGGTGACAGCGCCCTCGATCATATCGGTGGTGGGTAGCTCGCTGGTCCAGGTGCGCCACTGGCAGAACCCTGGAATGCCGGAACTGCCGTATTCAGGGTGGGACCAGGTGAACAGCTGCACGTGCTGCCAGAGGCGCGGGTAGCGGTAACTGGCATCTACCTCCAGGCGGTTGGTGGCCGCGCCAAGCGGCTGCAGGTCGATCTGCACCGTCTCGAACAGCGTGCTGCCGAGGCCGAACACGAAGTGCGGCGTGGTAGCGGCGCCCCATGGCGTCACTCGCGGCACGCCGTCAACCGAGCAATCCAGGCTCGCGGCGCGGCTCTCCATACGCTCCTGCGCATAGTCCCAGCGACTGCGCCCCGTGGTGGGCTCGAACAGGTCAGCGGACCACACGCCGCCGGTCAGCGCGTCGATGGCAGCGATGCTCATGCCCTCGATACGCTGCTGCAGCTGGTCGCTGCAATCGCAGGCCAACAGTCGCCACGTAGGGTCCCACTCCGGCATTTCGAGGCGGCCGGTGAACAGGCGCGCTTCGGTGATCACCCCGTCGCGGTCGCGGCTGATGAAATCCAGCTGTACCGGTTTGCCCTTCCAGTCATCCGGCACAACAGGGCCAGGCGGCTGGTAGAGCACGAACCCCGCCACGGCGGCGGCGCCCTCTTCCCGGTCCACGTCGAGCGTGCCAGTTACCTGGCCGGTGAGGTCCATCCCGTCCACCAAAAGACGCACACGCCAGTTGAACGCCTGGCCGCGCACCACATACACGGGCTCGTAGGTAGAACCCAGGGCGACAGCAAGCGGACCGCTGGCGAGCGGTTGAGCTCCGATCAGCATTTTTCAGGCCTCTTGCCAGGTGGTTTGCCAGCTGTGGGTATTGCCGCTGGAATCCTGGTTCTCGCTGGGGCGCTCGCAGAACACCGAAAACACCGGCAACCAGCAGGCGCGGTACTGCGTTGCGCCAGCGAGGGCGGTCAGCGTGGCAACGCCATCGTCAACGCTGCAGGTGGTAGGCACCCAGTCACGGCCAACCAGGGCCAGGCCCCACGGCGCGAAGTCAGGGCGCGGGGTGCTGGTGAGCGTGTAGACCAGGCCAGCGCCGCCGATGGCTTCGACCTTGGTGCTGCGTAGCTCCAGCGGCAGGCTGTAATCCAGCCCAACCAAACCCGGTGGCATCCAACCCTGGCCGCTGATCGTGCCTTGCATCTTCGTCCAGTGCGTTTGCTTCACGGCCGCACCGTCACTCATGCGCAGCACGTTGCTGCCGGCGCCGAGCGGCTCCAGCGTTTCGACTGGCGCGCCCGAGTGCAGCACGAGCTCGACACCGCCGAGCATGATCCGTGGTAGAGACATTCAAGGGCTCCAGATAAAACGAAGCCCGCGCGGGGCGGGCTATTTGCGGCGGCTGCTGCCACCGAATTTCGCGGCGAGGCGACGGAAGTCCTGAACGGCCTGGCGGCTGCCCTCCAGCTGAATGACCTGATCGCCGCCGAACGTGAGGTCTACGCCAATACGCTCGCCAACACCGCCTTCCAGTTGCTGCTGAAGCGCAGGCGCTAGCGAGGGGATGGAGGGCATGGCACGTGGGGCGACGATGCCGCCCATGTCGTAACCGCGCAGGCCGCGACGCATGGCCTCGACCACGGCAACGCCGCCGGCGCGAGCAATGTCCAATTGCGACCACACCACCTCGCCACGGTGCACTACGCCTGCGGGCTCCAGCCGACCACCTGGGCCGGTGTAACCGCCGCCGGCGAAGCCTGGGACAGTTGGCGCAGCGACCGGCGTTCCAGGGATGTCAGGCATAGCGACACGCACCGGAATCACCACTTCTTTCTGGCTCAACTGCGCAACCAGAGATTCGATGGTAGAGCGCACCTGCTCAATAGTGGCTTCGTCGGTCTTCACCGAAACCGGCATATCCTTCAACTGTGCCGCCTGGTCTTTGAGCTGCTGCATCTCGGAGCGGATGCTTTTCAGCTTGTCCTCGGCATTGCTCTGCTCCAGATCGTTGGCAGCCAGCTCGATTTGCTGCAGCTCCTGAATAAAGCCACGGAAGCCATATGTGTTCTCACCGGCCGCCGCCAGGTCCTGCAGCATCTTCAGCGCCTGCTGCGCCAGGCGCTGCGCGCCTTCCACATCACCATTGGCCAGGGCATTGCGGGCGCCGATTTTCAGGTTCTGCGCGGAGCTGTAGCTGGCTTCACCGGTACCACCCAGGCCGGCCAGCGCCTCCTGATACCGCTGCTCGATCTTCAGCCGCTCATCCCGAACTTTCTGCAGGTCTGCGGTGGCCTTTTTCTCAGCCGCCACCAACTTCTTGGCGCCATCCTGAGCTGCCTTGATTTGCCCTTGCCTCAGGGTTTCAAGCTCGCCGATGTACTTCCTGTAGTCACCCAAAGCAGCGTTGTTCTGCCGCTCCGACTCCGCCCGACGTTCCTCCTCGATCTGCCGCTGCTCATCACTCATGCCCGAAAGCTCAGTGACCAACAAAGCGCGCATCGCGACCAGGGCCTGGCGTTGCGCCTGCAACTCCTCTTTCGAATACCAGAGGCCAGACAGGGTGCGGTTAAAGCCGGTACCAGCCAGGCTGCGATCAATATCCTTGATCTGTTGATCGAGCTTATCCAGCTCGGCAACGGAGCCGGTAGCATTCGCGGCGATAAAGCCAATCCGCTTGCCCAGATCGACGAACTCTGAACCACCCTCTGCTGCGGTAGCCGCAAGGGTGACCAGAGCGCTCGCCAGCGCAACCAGGTTATCGACAACCACCGGGTCAGAGATGACCTTGGTAAGCTCCTCAATAGCGCGAATCAGCGGCTTGGTATCAGCGCTGCCAATTGCCTCTTCCCAGGCGTTGTTCAAGCGAGTCAGAGCGTCGCCAACTGTCACTTGCATGCTATCGACAGCCTCACCGAGGCTATCGACCTGGCTGATAAGCGCAGGCACCCAGACGTCCGTGGTCAACTCACCATCCTTGGCCAGGCCGGCCAGCTGCTCACGCGTCACCCCAAGCGAACGGGCCAAGGCATCCGCGAGTGCTGGCGTGTTGCGGATCACAGCGTTGAACGCGTCGCCCTTCAACTCGCCGTCTTGCAAGGCCTTGTTGATTTGGTCGATAACCGTGGCGGCGCGCTCTCCTTTTGCGGCGCTGGCTACCAGGCCAAGCCCGAGGGCCTCGGTAAGATTCAATGCGTCCGCATTGGTGAAGCCACGCTCACGTAGCACCGACAACGACCCGATATACAGCTCGGCGTTGTTCTTCATGTCGGTATAGGTGCGGTCGCTGATCTCGCGCAAACGTTCCATGCCTTGCGCGTGCTCGGCCTGCGACTCGGAGGCCAGCCGGATACGATCGTTGATCTCTACCCATTGGTCAGCGGTATTGGTAACGCCTCGCAGGCCACGACCGGCGGCATACAACCCGGCAAGCACGCCAATACCCGAAAGTGCGCCCGCTCCACGACGCTGCTCAGCGTTCATGTCGCGCAGGGCCTGCTGCGTCTCCCGCACGCGCGTTGTCAGGCTGCGCTGCGCGACGGCCAGCTCCCGCGCTGTCAGGTTCCCTGACGAGCGCAGCAGCTGGTACTGCCCACGCAGGCGCCCAATCTCAGCCTGCAGGTCCCGATAGCGGCTCACTCCCAGATTCTGCCGAGCGCCCTCGAGGTTGGAGGCGCGTTGCTCGCGGGTCAACTGCGCCAATGCTGCCGCCTGGGCGCGGATTCCGCTCACCGCCTGCTCGCTGCGGCCAGCGCCAAGCGCGCCTTGCAGCTCTTTGCTAAGGCGCTGCTGCTCGGTGACCAGGTTACGGGTATCAATGCCCGCGGCTTGCAACTCGCGGCGACGTCGGGCCAGCTGCTGCTGGGCCGTGCCCTCGGCGCGCTCCAGGCGCCGCAGCTCATTTACGGCATCGCGGTACTGCGCCGTAAGCTGTTTGCTCGGTTCGGCAGTGCGCGCCAGTTCATCACCCAGCTCACGCACGCGGTCACGCGCCGAGCGCGTTTGCCGCTCAGCACCCTCCAGGCTGCTTTCCAATTCACGGAAGGCGTTCACCTGCTTCAGCGGCTTGGCCAACTGATTAACCAGCCCCTGATATTCCTTGCTCAGGCTGCCAATGCCCTTAACAGCATTGTCGACGTCCGCAACCAGCCGCAGCTCAACATCAGCCATACATCACCCCTTGATTGCGTGCAGGAACAGGGTCCACGGATAGGCCCAAACGCCATGATGACCAAGCCGCACCAGCTGGCAGGCCAGCTTATCCAGGTCTCTCAGGCTTGCTTCAGCGGGCTGGCTACCTTGGCCAGCATGCGAAAAAAACTGGGGTTGGCCTCCTTGCAGCCTTCCACCAGCACCTCCAGGTCACTGGGCAGCATTTGCTCAAGGTCGACCAGCTTCAGGCCTGTGAATAACGGCAGGTCCGGCAAGCGCACATCCTCGAGCAACAGCTCATCGATTAGGTCATTACCTGGCGTGGCTTGCAGCAGCCCGCGCACCTGAGCAACGGTCAGCTCCATGCAGCAAACGCGCGTACCGTCGCCGAGGGTTTTGATAACAGACTTACCGGTAGTGCCTTCGCTCATCTCAATCCCCGGGCAATAAAAAACCCGCCGAAGCGGGTTGTGTGTTGATTTGGGCCTAGCCTTTCAGCCTGATCAGCTTATTAACTGCTCGACCAGTACACAGCAGTCGAACCTTGTTGCCATCGACGAAGGCCACTTCTGCTGCGTTGTGTTTCTCCGAAACGAAGCCGCCAAGCGCACCGATCAGCAGGCCAGCTACCAACCCAACGCCGCCTAGAAAAGCGGTCAGAATCAGCCCCAGCAGCAATGCGCCGATCAGCGCACTACCCACGCTAAAGCGCTTTTCGTTCACCTGGTCGACTTCGACGCTTTGAATCTGCGCCGGTGTATAGCTGGCCTTCTTGGACGACTCGATATGCAGCTTGCCGCCGCCAATGAAGGCCGAGCCCTTTATGCCGAATGTCCCTGCAATGATCTTCATGTTTCCTCCTATCGACTGGAGGGAATCTAGCCCATCATGCTGGACACGAAAAGCGGCCATCCCTGGCCACTACCTCAAGCCGGCAGCGGCTTCTCCTTCATGATCTTCATGTAAGGCGACACACCGACGCCGGAGCGGGAGGTATCGCCAAGCACCTCGCAGGTTACCTCCATACCCATGAAGTCTTCGACGTTGATCCAGCTCAGCGCTGCCACCAGGTCGAACTTGCAGATGTAGTAGAGGTTGTTGGTGCGTTTCTGCGTACCGACTGCGTTCACGCCTTCGAACAGGATCTCCAACTCGACCTGGCTGCCGGCCAGCGGCTGGATATCGTCGATGGGAGCGCTGACGTAGTCGACCTCCAGCTGGTATTCCTCGTCTGCAGCCTCAGCTGCCGCGATTGCAGTGGCCAGCGCACCGCCTGGCAGCGGCTCGATACCGGAGCCAGTGAGGCGGAAGTCGATGTCTTCGTCGTACTCCACCAGGCCGGTCTCGGCGTCGACCACAGCCGTGATGCTGAGCGGCATCTTGCTGAGCATGCTGACCATGTTGACGCCAACCGTGACCACCTCACCGGTTACCGGCTCCGATGGCAGATCATTCACCGTGGCCCACAGGAAGCGGGCGAAGTTCGCGGTGAAAAACTCACGGAAGTTGAAGGCCAGGGTCATGGCCGTCACGCGACTGTAGGTGTCGTAGTTACCGCCAGACGGGATCATGGTGTTGGCCAAGGTGATTTTGTTCACCTCGTGGTTCTGGGTCATGGTGGAACCAAGGCCCATCGGGGCGAAGGGCTTGCCGGTGCCCGACGGGCGACAAAGGATGCGACCCGCGACAATGAACGTCTCTTTTACCCAGGCCATTACTTGCCCCCCTCTTCAGCCGTTTTGGCGACTTTGCCCAGCTGCTGCAGCCAGGCCTTCTGGTGTGGCAGCACGCTGATTTTGCTGCCGGCTTTGCACGGCTTGCCGCCGTGTTCGTGATCCGCGACCAGCTCGACCTCTTCGCGCTTGGCTTTCTCTTTCTCGCCGCCCGCCGGGGCCGCTTCTTGCTTGCGTCCGCTCATGGTGTTCTACCTGCGTTGATGTGGATGTGAAGTTGGAGTGGGAACAACACGGTGCCGGCCGCAAGGCCTTCACCAGGCGGGAACATCTGGCCAGGCTCCAGCGTTACCTGACGCGGCCCCTTTGGTCCCCATGGGTTGGGGATGCCTTCCGGCACCTGCAGGCAGGCCACCAGATCGCAATACAGCTCTTCAAGCTGCTCGAGGTAGTCATCGCGACTACCGTCCACGGCACCAACAATGCGCCGGCCTACCCGGGTCAGAACCGCCCCCTGCCCCCAACTGCCCGGAACGTAGAGGCCTGGCTGCTTCGCGATGAAGGGGAACACCAGGTCATCGCTCTGCATCAGGTCGCTGAGCCAGCCTTCCTTGATGCGCGTACCGGCGTCGGTCAGGTAGCCATTGGCAGGCGTGATCTGCCCAAGGCGGTCGACCAGGGCCTGGTCCGCCTGCTTGATGGGGTTGGTCATAGGTCAATCCGCCTCAGCTGGCGTTCGGTCTCTGCCTCGAGCTTGCGCTCGGCGTCGGCACCGATGTCTTCGAGCTTGGTGTTGAGTACCTGCGAGGGTGACGGGCCGTGCAGCACTTCCAGCGGCAACCGGGGCTTGCCGATACGCTCGGCAATCAACCCGCCTTTGGGGCCAATGGGGGCGATGAAGGCGCCCTCGTTCAGCTCCGTCCAGCCTTTGCCGACATCCACCCGCACGCCGGCCGCTACGCGCTTGCCGTTCTTCCCTTGCCGCCACAGCTGGCGGTGTGGGAACTGGCTGAGCGTTACGCCGCGAGAGCGCGCGTAGATGATCACGCGCAGGTCTTCCGGCGTGGCGGGTATGAAGTTGACTTCCCTCTGGATGTAGCTGGGCTTGAGGTTGATCTCGTCGCGGATCTCGCGCCAACTCTGGGTGCGCGTGCTGCGGCCTACGGTGTTGAGTGCCAGCTGGATGGCGCGCCGGAGCTTGTCCGGCGCGGCATCGAAGCGGGTAGCATCACCACGGAACTCGACCCGCACGCTGTCATAGCCAGCCATCAGGTCACCTCCAGCACCGACCACCGCTCGACAAGGCCATCGGTGTCGATGAAGTCATCGAGCTTGAACCGCCCCTCGGCCAGATCCAGCAGCCCGCCGCGCTTGCCGCGCACCTGGTGGGTACGCAATGAGGCGACGATCTTCACTGAGCGGAACATGCCGTCGGCGCCGGTCACCGCCACGTCGCGCCCCAGCATCACCTCGCAGCATTGCGGGGCGCCGTTGGGTGGCGTGTAGGTAGGCTTGCCTTGGCAGCGATCCTCCCCGAACACGCGGAAGAGGCTGTCGTCAGCTCGCCGCATGAGTCGGTCGAAGTCGCTGCTCATGGTCAGTCGCCCGAGTTGTCGTCGCCGGTGCCATCCTGCTGAGTGTTGTCAGCATCGGGCTTGGCTTTCGCGGTGACGCCGGCCTCCTCGATCACACCACGGTCGAGCAGCTCCTTTACCAGCGCCGCCGGCACGTCCTGCGGCTCGGGCGAGCTTTTGATAACGACCTTCTTGCCACCCGCCTTGGGGATGCCATGGATGGTGGTTTTCACGATGTATTGCTTTGCCATGTGCTTTCTCCTGCAGGCGCGCCGCAGCGCGCCTCAGTGGCTGAAGCCTGATCAGGCGACCAGGACGAAGGTGAACTCGTCGGCGTCGAACAGCACCGGCACCGGGGCGGTCTGCGTTTGCAGCCACTCGACACTGGGGTTGTCGGTGAACCAGTTGGACGGGTAGCGCTCAGCAGCCGCGATGCCGTTGGCGTTGGCCTTGGCATCCTGAATGCCGCCGTAGGCCATCACGTTGTCTGCCATGGCGGGCGCCACAAGCACACCGTACTCGGGCATGAAGTTGACCTTCTGCCCTTCGTCGTTGGTGTACTTGCCGGTGTAGACGATGATTTCGTACTCACCGAAGAAGCCCTTGCGCATGACTTCCTTCTCCAGCTGCGGGCCGAGCTCCAACTGGCTGGTGCTGCCACGGCGGGTGTCGAGCTTCTCCTTCACCGCCTTGAAGCGGGAGAACAGACGCCAGGCACCTTTACCCATCATCAGCACACCAGCAGAACCGGTGGTGAGCGCCGCCCAGTCTTCGATATCGTCGGTGGGGTCGTAGGTTTCCGGGTCTACGGTGTCCCACTTCGCGGCACCAGCCAGGACAATCTGGTTGTCCGGGTTGCGACCGTAGTCCACCTCGACCGGCGGGTGGTCGGGGCCTTCCATGGTGACCTTGCCGTAGAGGATGGCCTCCACCGCCATCCACTCTTCGCGGGCGACGATGTTCTCCTCCTGCTCGACGAGGATGTCCGCCACGACCGCGTCATGACGCTGTGCCGGGCTCATTTCGCCATTCAGCGCTTCGCCCAGGCGACGCTTGAGCAGGCGGGTCGGGCGCACCACATCGGTTTCCTTGATGTAGGCCGGCTTCATGGTGGTGAGGAAGCCGCCACGCTCGCGCCGCGCGCGGCCGGAGACCAGTGGGGAAACGAAGGGAGCCAGGCGGCGATCCTTCTTGATTTTGTCGAAGGCCACTTCTTCGGTGTCGAAGGTGGCGGCAGTTGGGAAGAACATCTGCAGGAACAGCGGGGTGAACTTCGGCAGAAGTTCCTTCACACCCAACAGGGTGGTCGTATCGTAGCCAGCGGCCATGTTCAGTCTCCTGAAATGATAAAGGCCGCTGTTGCGGCCCTGATGAGGTTGGGTAGTTGCCGTTAAACCGGCAGCTGCAGGCTGATCGGCGTGCCGACGAAGGCGCCCAGCTTCTGCGCGTCAGTGGTACCAACAGGCCAAGCAACCTGCTCGGGGTTGAAGGTGCCGGTTTTGATCACCTGCGCCTGCTGGTCGCCGCCAGTGGCATCGACCGCGTAGGCGGTGATGTAAACGGCCACTTCACGGCCGTCATCGCCGGCTGGGTCCCAGGCAACGACTTTGCCGCTGGCGGATACCACGCCCAGTGGCTTCTTCTCAGGCAGGTTCTGGCCAGAGAGGATCGTCACCAACGTGGTCTGGTACGAGTCGGAACCGGTCACCCAGTTATCGACGGGCTGCTGTACGGTGGCCATCAGACTTTCGCTCCCGTGGCTTTGGCCCAGTTGCCGACGATGGCTTGGGCCTGGTTGGGTTTTGCGTCACCGCCACCAGAGGTGAGGTTCGGCTGTTCTTCGTTGGCCATCATCTTGTCCAGCGCGGTGCTGGCATCGAGGGTGGCGCCCTGCTCTTTCTCAGCTGCTGCCAACATGGTGCCGGCTTCATCCACGCTCATCGAGGTGTTGAAGGCCAGGTGGTTGGCGAGCTTGCCGCGGCCTTCGGCTTCGGCGTGCTGCAGGATGCCCTGCACGCGCGTGCGCTCGGCACTGGCGGTTGCAGCGGCGTCGATGGTGGCCGGGGCCGGGCTGGCCGCCTGGGCAGGCGGTGCAGCTTCGGCAGTCGGCGCGGGGTTATCTCCAGCCATGCGTTTGACTCCTAGGGTTGTCACCCTGCCCGGGGTGGACAGGTATTCAGAAAACTCGGCGACGGCCTCATGACCGTTGACCAAGGCATCGGCAAAGCCGACATCAATTGCCGCCTGGCCGCGGAACACCGCAGCTTCGGTGGCCAGCACCGCCTCACTGGAAATACCCAGGTTGCGGGCAACCAGCTCGGCGAACTGTTGGCGTAGCGCGTCGGTGTCGGTCTGGAAGCGGCTCAGCACTTCCTCGGGCAGATCCTCGTAGGGGTTGCCGTCGACCTTGCGCGCCCCGGAGTGAATGAGCGTGACCTTGATGCCCTCCTGCTCCAGGTAGTTTTCGTAGCTGGCGTGAGCCATCACCACGCCGACCGAACCGACATAGCCGGTTTGGGTGATCAGCCGTCGGTCGGCCGCGCTTGCCAGTGCCATGCCAGCAGAGCAGGCCGAGTCGCAGGCCATGGCCCAAAGTGGCTTGCCAGCCTGCTGGGCCAGTTGCCGCAGGCGGTCGGCGGTGTCGAAGCAGCCGGACACCTCGCCGCCTGGCGTGTGCATGTCCATCAGCACGCCTTTGACGTCGCTCTCGGCCAGCATCATCGCGAAGCGATTGATGATGCCGTCATAGCCAGTCATGCCGCTGTAAGGCTTGAGGTAACCGGACTTGTGCGCCAGGGTGCCCTTCACATCCAGCAGGGCAATGCCGTCAACAACCTGGAACAGGATCTCTTCGAAGCCCCAGCTGTTGGTGCGCGTTTTGTTGTAGGTGCGGGCATCCACACGCAGCTTCTGGCCCATGTCGATGGCGCCCTGCTCGTCCTTCAGCTCGGTGATGTTCAGCCGGCTGCCGAGCGCGCTGAAGAACACGCGCGCATAGGCCGGCTCCAGCAACAGGGGTGTGTTCAACACCCGGCTGGCGATTTGCGGATAGTTCATGGGGCGTCCTATTCGGTGGGCTCGGGTTGTTCCGGCGCCAATGCCTGGGCTTGCATCCAGCTGGGTGGCGGCAGGCCTGCCTCGCGGCGCTCGTTCATCTCACGCACTTGCTGCGCGAAGGTTTCCTGGTAGTCCTCACCCAGCAGGGCGAGCTCCTTCTCGTAGGTGCTCAGGCCGGACTCGATGCGTAACACCGCCTCCTTCACTTCCTTGAGCCCGTCGATGGCCAAGCGGCCGGCGCCGATCCATTCGCAGTTGCACCACGACGCGCGCGCCTCGTAGAAGCCACGGGTGGCTTTACGTGGCAGCGTCAGCAGGCGCCGCTGCAGGGCCTCCTCGAACGCCAGCACGAACAGGTGCGTGGCAAAGCGCGCGGCGATGACCTTGCGGCGCCCCATGTAGTAACGCCAACCCTCCATCATCGAGGCGCGGGCGCTGCTGTAGGTGCTCTGCCGGTAGTCGCGGGCGAAAGGTTCATACGGCAGGTTCAAACCCGCCGCCATCCAGCGCAGGATGCTCGACTCGAAGTCGGCGAAGCCGTTGTCCACGTTGCCGCTGGTCTGCAGGTGCAGCTTTTCCCCCGGCCACAGGTGCGGGATCTTCACCCCGTTCATGGAGAGCTTGCTGCCGCTGTTGAAGCTGTTCACCGCCATCATGTACTTGGCGATTTTCTCGACGCTCTCATCGCCAGCGCCGATCAGCTCCAGGGCGGCATCGTTGCCCAGTTCGCTCTCGATGGTCGCCGCATACATGGCGTTAACGATGGCGTTCTGCAACTTGGTGTGCTGCAGCTTGGGCAGCATGTGGCTCTGCTCCAGCACTGTGAGGAACTGGTTGGCACCACGGGCCTGGCCGTCCTCGCTGGGCTCGAACACGTGGATGAACTTGATGCGCCCGTTGGCCGCCTCGCGTTCTACGCGCCGCCACTCCCCGCCGAAGCCAGTGCCAAGGCCCAGACCGCCCGATGCCAGCTGGCGGATGTGATAGGCGATCGCCACACCGTTGCGGTCGAACTCGACACCCGCACGCATGTTGGCAGTGTCGCCACGGTCGCCAGGGTTGCCGATGCGCTTGGGGCTGACCATCCGCACGGCGGTACGCATCGGCGTGCCCCGACGCTCGACCCATTCAGCAGCGGCAGATACCTCGCCAAGTTTCGTGTGGGTACCGACAGCCTCGCGCACCATCATGGTCGCGGTGCGCTTGCGCTCCACATCGAGCCAGCAACCAACTGGATCTTCAGCGTACTCGTACCACCAGGCCTCGACATCCTGCGCGAATGCGCGGGCGTCAGCATCGCTGATGCCGAGCAAACGCCAGCGGGGCTTGTAGCTGAGGCGGAACAGGTGGCCGACGATGTTATCGATGTGCATCTGCACGCCGTTGGCGGCAAAAGCGTTGTTACGGGTGACATCCTCGGCACGTGCATTGCCCAGCTTGAGGTTGGGCAGCAATGCGGCGTCTATCGTCTGCAGGCGCGGCTGCCAGCGCTCCAGCTGGCCACCAAAACCAACACCCGCCCCCTGCCATGTGCTGAGCTGCTCGCGGGCTGGCAACCCGTTGGGCGCCAGGATCTGAACCTTACTCATGCGATCACACGTGCCGGCCGGCGGCGGGCTTGCGCGCCGACGCCCAGCTGGCCCTCCAGTTGGGTGATGTAGTTTTCAAGGTCGCGCCGGTTGGCCGGAGTGAACTCGACCATCTTGCCGTCACGCTGCACGCGCACCGTGCTCTGCCCAGTGATGAGCAGGTGCAGCGCTTCGCGTGCCTCATTGAGTTGCTGCAGGGTGGCCATCAGTCGTCTCCGTTCATCATCCGGCCGAGGTCGGCCAGGCTGACTGCCGGCTTGGCAGCAGCGGGTTGAATTGCACCTGGCTCTGCAGTCACTGGCACCTGTTCGTCCGCCTCGGCCAGCAGGTCGGCCTGCATCAAGCGAGCCTCGATGTCGTCCCAGTCCTGAGGCTTCTTCAGGTGCAAGCGCATGTAGCGCGCCAGGTGAATCTGGTACTGCTCGCAGTCCAGTGCTTCGTTGGCCGCGCCGGCCTTCTTCTGGTAGACCTTCTTGCCGCCATGCTTGCGGCTGGGCGCCTTGACCTCGGCCAGTAGCTGGTCGAAGTAGTCCGCGCGAACACCCTTGTAGGCATGCATGCGGCCTGGGCCACTGCCCGCAAGCTTCAGGCGCTCGAAGAGCAGGTCTTTCGCTTTGGTGCCGCCGACCATGTACACCTGCAAGCCGTAGCGCGAGGCTTTGGTACTGGTGGTGTTCAGGTCGATCTTGCGCGGCGCCGTGAGGATCTCGGCATCGACATTGGTGCTGCCCTTGATGGCCAGCAGCTTGGCGAAGCGCTTCTTGCGCGTACGCACGTAGTGATACACGGCGTCGTTGGTTTGCCCGTCCGACGAGTCGATGCTGGCCGCACTGACATGCAGTCGGTAACCCTTGGCGTGCGCGTAGGTGCCGAACAGAATGCGGTCAAGCTCCGTCCATACCGGGTCGGTTTTGTCGGAGGTGCCGCTTTGCGCAGCGATCTCCGTCCACAGCACCAGCCAACTTTCCTCGCCACGCCCCCAGGCCCGAAGGATCAAGGCAATCCGGTCATGCTGAACGTCGACGGTGAGGAACAGTATCAAGCCGCCGCCGGGCACAACCAGTTCGCGGTACTCCTCGCAGCGCTCCCGCAGTTTGTCGGCCTCGGGCAGATCGCTGCGGTACTCGTAAGGCCGCCCCTGCTTCTGGTTGACGAACTTGATCAGCTGCTTCGGGTCGCCGGCATCGGCCAGCTTTTCAGCGGCAAGCTGTTCGCGCACCAGGTCAGCCAGCGAGGTGCCCGGCAGGCAGGCGTAGAGCTCGCTGAGCTCCATGAACCCGGCTTTGCCATAGAACGGCGCCGTAGCAACCCAACCGCACATCGGGTCACCCCGTTCGACAGCCTCATAGACCGTACGGCGGATGTTCTCTTTGCGCTGGTTGTCGTCCCACATCTCCCCGCAGTGGGGGCAGCCGTACTTCGCCGTTTCCGGCTTGGCGTAGCCGTAGACCTCATGCGGCACGTCGCCTTTATCCGGGTCACCGCTGAGGTACGTGATGTGCTCGAAGTCCAGCACGTGCGCTTCGCCACAGCCGTGGCAATAGATCGGCAGCACACGTTGATCAGTCTGTTTGAGGCGTTGCTCGGTTTTCGAGAGGCCCTTGAGCGAAGGCGTACCGCCGACAACCGTTTTCGATCCTGGGTAGCGCTTGACGCGCTCCTCGAGCAGGCCGATGGCATCGCCCTGACCCTTCACGTCGTCGCTGGTGTCGTCCGGCTCCTCCACCACGGCCAGGCCGACGCTCGACGTCGACTTCACGTTACCGGGCGAGTTGGACGCAACCAGTTTGAGGAAGCCGCCCGGGAATCCCTTGTGGTTCCAACGGTTGCCGGACTTCTTCGCGGTCTCCACGTCGACCAGCCGGCCAACCGCTTCGTTCGCGCGAATGGCCGGTACCAGCTTCTCGTCGTGGAATGCCTTGCCGTCGCCCTCTTTGGCGAACAGCACCATGATCGGCATTGGCCGACCAGTGATGCGCTTGAACAGCACGGCGATCATGAAGTACGTCCAGCCGATCTGGGCTGCCTTCATGAGGTCGATTTCTTTGACGTCGGGATGGTCGAGAGCCGCGGCTACGCCCAGGAAGTACGGGGTGTAGTAGAACTCGTAGAGACCGTGCAGCACGCCGGCTTCGGCCGGCAGGTAGAACTCGTTCTCGATGTACTCAGCCGTCGGCTGATCCTTGGGGGGATTGAATTGCTGGGCCGCGTCCAGCAATACGACGGCCAAGTTTATCCGCATAGCCGCCAATTCGGCTGATTGTAGATCCAGCAATGCGGTTCACCCCGTCGCGGTCGACCGTCACCTGGTGCTCAGCCTCGATCTGCTGGACGATCTTTTCGACACCGCCCTGATACTCACGGTTGGCGAAGCCTGCCCAGTCCTTCAAAGCCGACGCAGCGTCTGCGGCCGGTACCAGCGTTCCCAGTTTCTCGTGGTAGGTCAGCCGCCCATTGGCAGCCTTGACCGTGGATTCTTCGATGCGTGCGTGGTTGAGCTGCTCGACCTGGCTGCCACCACGCCCTGCGGCCTTCTCGCGCAGGTCGCGGATGTAGGCGGTTCGGATCTCGTCGAGGCTCGACTCGCTCCAGTCGATGCCCAGCGCCTTGAGCACGTCGCGGCAGTTGCGCTCGCTCATGTCCAAGTGCTGGGCAATCTCTTTCTGTGAAGGCATGAGCAACTCCAAAGGCCCGGAATAGACAGGCCCGGAAGCGGAACCCCCTATGCACCCGTCTATCTGCAAAAAGATCGCGGTCTACGCCTCCGCATGGCGAAGGGGTGCCAGGAAGGACCCGCACTCACCGGCCCCCATCCCGACGCCGCTCAACCCCTGACCACACAGGTTCATCAGCGCGCAGCACGCCGGCGAGGTTGCCGCCCGCTCGCCAGATGGCCCAGGCGAACACCGCCACCAGAACCACCAGCGGCCACGCTGCTGGCTCCAGCACAAGATCACCCCGCAGGATGTGGATCACCGCAACCCCGGCGCAGACCATCACCAGCCAAGCACCACACGACTTGAGCCGGCTGAAGCGCAGCGCGCCCCGCCGGAACGTGAACAGCCGAACAAAGATGGCGCCGCACAGCATCAGCAGCGCATGGGTCAGGATCACACTAGCCATCGATTCCCCCAGGGGCCGACGGCGCGACGCGCTTTCTGATCGCAGCCATCGTCAGGCCGACGACCAGCGCAGCAGCGGCGAACGCAGCAGGCCCGGAATAGGTGAATGGGCGGATGCCCCACAGCTCAAGCTCACCGAGTGCCGGGCTGAACTGGTAGCCCATCACCAGGCTGACCAGAAACAACAGCACTCGTGGAATGACCTTCAGGTCGGGTCGGGCGATCACGAACACCAACGCCCCGCACAGTGCGCCGGTGGCCGCATTGCCATCCACACCAGCCATGAAACCAGCAGCGAGCCAGCTGGCCAGCAGGCCGCCAGCCACCACACCACTCGGCTCGCTCATAAACCCTCCCAGGCGGCCAAGGGCCAGAATAAAAAACCCGCGTGCCGCGGGAACGGCTGCCGCCCCCTGCCAGGTAGCGTCAGCCAGAAAAGACAAAGCCCCGCAAGGCGGGGCTCTGAATCCGAGTCGGGTCTCGGCTTGTGACACAGCACGTCACACTGTTGCTCGCTAGGCGTACCTATCGAATCGTGGTGACTTTTTACCCCCCGAGTGACAAACCGAAAAGCCCCGATTATGGGTTATTCCAGCCGGCGCCCTTCGGAACCTTGCCGGCGCCTTATGGCGCCGAGTCACCCGACGAGCGGTCAGCTTCCACAGCCTTGGCAGCAGCCTTGCGCGCCTTGTGAGCAGCGATTGCACCCTGCCCGTCCTGCGCCGCCTCGAACTCCCGCCCACGCCCACGGTGCGCCGCACCAGCCTGTTGCGACGAAGCCTTACGCATCCGCTCGCCATCGCGACGTGCCTCCCGCCGCATCACCGCCAGCTTGCCCTGGCGTTCCAGCAGTCCAGTCTGCAGGCGCTCATGCAGCACACCTACCTGCCGGTAGTACGCCCGCCTCCCAGCCTCACCCCGCCCCAACTCCAGCGCATCCACCTGTTCGGCGATGGTCAGCCGGGGTTCGTTGCGGTACCGCGCATAGGCCAGTCGCACCAGCGCGGCACCGGCCTCCTGCCGCTCGATGGCGAACAGCACCTGGTTCACCTCAGCTGCCGCGTAATCCGGCCCGGCGCCGGCCACCAGCAGCTTGGCACCGTACACGCCACCACGCGGCGCACAGCCGGCGAACTCGACGATAGTGCCCATGGCGCTGGGCAATCCGCCCCCCAGGCCGTTCTGGGCCAGCTGCTCGCCCCAATGCATCAACAGCGTCTCGATAGCCTCGATCATTGCCCGTCCCTCGCGCCAAAACCGCAACCCAACACAAAAACCGCCAACCCTACACACACCCAACACACAAAAACTCCAATAAAAACAAAGGCTTTAGAGCATCTGTGTAAGGTGTGTAGGGTGTGTAAGGTTTTCAAAGCCTCGCGTAAGGAAAATTTTGAAAGGTTCAGGGCAGTCAGATAGGTGATACAGCGTGCATTTTTTTTTCGCACACGCGCGCGCACGCGCTTAAACCTTACACACCTTACACACTCGCCTAGAACCCGCGTCGTTACTGGGCTGAAAGTGTGTAAGGTTGCGAAATCAACCCTACACAGCGCCAACACACCCAACACACTTTTAGGCGTACTCATGCTGCAGCCGCCTTGACGTGGTCCCACGCCTCCACATTCCAGCCCGCCTTCAACGCATTGGCCCGCCAGGCCTCGACATGCTTGCCCAGCACGGCCGCATTCACGGATGGTGGCAGGAAGGATGCTTCGTCACGCGGCAGCAGAAACGCCGCAAAACGCCGCGTGTTTCGATCCGTCCAGGGGATCGCCCGCGTCTTGTCCACGCCCAGCGTTTCAATGAACAGGCTGAACTTCGTCTGGCTCATGCGGTGCTCGCCGTTGCGCTGGCACCACTCCACGAACATCGCGTACAGGTCCGAACTCAAGCACCCGCCCCACAGCCCCTCGCCCAGCTCGCCCAGGCGCCACAGGTTGGCGAACGTCTGCCAAGGCGCACGGCTCAATGCCACCAGGCGTTCACGCGCCGGCGTCACGGGCGGCTTGGTCTGCTCGTCGAAATCACCCAGGTCATACGCCAGCAGCCAGGCATACAGCGCCTCGACGCCCCCGTTGGCCAGCTCCTGCTTGATCGCCATCTGCCGCTTCGCCGGCAGCTTCTCCTCTGGCCACATCACCAGAAACCGGCGGTCGCTGTCGCTGATCGGCCAGGGCACGATCTCGTTCGAGAGAAACACCGCATTCATGTGGCTGGCTTCCTCCCAACCGTTCACGAACTTGCTCTCGATGCGCACCGTCTGCCCGGTGATCAGCTGCTTGATCTTTCCCACCTGGTTGTACTTCTGATCGCGGCTCACAACCTCCTCGAACACCGCCCACAGCTTGCCGCTCTGCCAGGCGTTGAACGAACCTTCCAGCTGCGTCTGCCCGACCGTCGCCGAGTACTGCCCGTACAGCATCCCCATCACCACCGAGAACAACAGACTCTTGCCTGAGCCCTCTGTGGTCGAGTGCATCAGCACCGCGGTGTCCATTTTTGCCCCGCTGTGCTGCAACGGGTACGCCAGCCAGCGGCACAGCCAGTCCGTCGCATCCTCAGCGTGGTTACACAGAAAGCCGATCAGCCAGATCAGGTTCTCGCACTTCGCATCATCGCGCTCAGGCTTCAGCGGCAGACCCTCATAGGTGTTGATGTACACCTCAGGGTCATGACTCATCGTCGGGTCGAAGACGATATGGTTCATATCCACCACGCGCCGCTCCGGGCTGTTCAGCCACAGGCTGTAGGCATCGCCCAGGGCCATCTTCACCGCGCCCTCAGCCACGCGCCGCTTTTTCGCGTAGTCCCACACGTCTTTGGTGCCGTCGATGTACACGTAGCGCGTCAGCATCGGCATTTTCAGATCGCCAACCGCCTTGCCCGCCAGCGCCTGGGCGCGCTCGATATCCTTGACCCAATCCTCACCAACCGTCTTCTTGCGCTTCGGGTCCGTCTCGGCATCCCACTGCTTGAACAGATCCTTGCCGATCAGCGCCTGGAATGCGGCCTTCTTGATGCGCCTGCCGTTATCCAGATCCCACGCCTGCGTGGTGCCGACGATCAGCGCGTAGCGCCGGAGCAGCCCCTGGATATGGAAAGCACCCCCCGCCCCCCCTGTAGTGGTGCTGCCGGCCGGCGCGGCGCTATCCGACTCAGATGGGGCGGGGGGAAGGTCGCCCGACTCATTGGCCGAGCTGCCGCCATCATCACCAGGCGCAGGCTGGCTACCCGCCTCGCCCTTGGCATTCGGCGGCGTGCCGACGTTGTTCTTTTTGCGCTGGCTCGCATGGTCGATGCCCAGCGCCTTGGCGGCCGCCTTGGTCGCCGCCTTCTGATCACCGTCATGCTCGAGCAGGCAGAACACGTCAAAGGCGTCGTTCATATGCCCGTTCGCCAGCGGGTCGGCACCGTGGTGCGAATACACCTTGCCGTCCACCACCGTCACACCCGCCAGCCCCGTGGTGCTGCCCGGGTAGAGCCACTTCTTGCCGCGCCGCTTGTAACCGTGCGCCGCCAGCAGCTGCTCGACGTCGTTCGCGTCGTTATAGGCGCCCACCACATCCGTGCTACCGCTTGCGCCAGTAGTCGCCGGCCGGTTCGTCTTCGCCTTGGGTGCCGGCCGCTCTTTCGGTGCGGGCGCCCACTCGCAGGCACCCTGCCCCAGCGGCTTGAAGATCTCCCAGTTGTTCCAGATGCTCAGCAGTTCGCGCGGAAGCTCCGGCAGGCCATCTGCTGACGGCTTGGTGCGCCAGAAATATGGCTTGCCGGTGTCCGGGTGGATCGAGGGCGGCAACACGTCCTGCACCAGGCCGCCGCGCAGCTCGAACACCGTCACCGGTGCCAGTTCCTTCTGCCGCTCGCGCATCGTCGCGGTCAGCTCGGCATTGCCGGTCGCCTCAGCCTGTTTCAATGCCGCCGTGGCCAGCTTGTGCTTGCTGCCGTCCGGATCAAGCGGGTTGGGCCATACCAGGGAATGCCGGCTCAGCTCCACGCCATCCGGCACGCGGAACATCAGGCGGAAGCGCGCCGGGTTGCCCACCAGCGTCGGGTACACCGCCGCCAAGTCATCAAGGTGCAGGTCGAGCACGTGCAGCAGCACGTGCCGCGTGTACTCGACGTGGTCGACGTCCAGCGAACAAACGCGGCTCGGCCCGAGCACCACGCCCATGTTGTGATTGGGGTTCTTCGTCCAGAAGTCTTCGGCCTTGTCGGCATCGGTGAAGTAGCCACCCGGCTTGTTCCAACCGTTGCCCTTTGGCGCCTTCTGGCCGGGCTCGATCTTCACCAGGGCCAGCCCGAAGGCCTCGATATAGCGGCGCGCCCAGGCGGCGATATTGCTTGGGGTGTTCGCTTGCGTCATGCGCTCTGCTCCACCCGCTTGAACTCGACGACCCAGACCCAGGGGTTGGCGTGCCAGGACTCATTGCCGTTGATCGATGCCCACAGGCCAGCGAAACCATGAATCACCGCCTCTTTGCACTCGAACCGGCTAGGCGAGGTTTCGAGGAACTGCCTGCACATGGCGGCGTCAACGCCCTCTGCCTCTGCCTGGTCGCCGCTGATGTCCTGCAGGCGCTCGACGCGCACGGCGGTGATCTCCAGCAGGATGCGGGAAACCCAGCGAGGCATATGGATGCTTGGCCTCCACCGCCCCTCGGTTCCGGCGAGCAGATCTTCTGACCAGCATGCGAAGTGGTATGGCTTGCAGCGGGGATCGTCGTAGTTGAATGCACCGCGCTCATCCAGAAAGCTCTTGTCTTCCATCAAATCGCGGACTTCATCATCAGCACGATAGGCAATGCCCGGCGCACCCTGCAGATTTACATCAGACCAGGTCTCGCGCACCCATAGTCGTTCGCCTGGCTCACCATATGGACAGGCATGCCCAGCGAGGCCAGTCCACTGCTGCAACTCTTCCTGCACATGCAGCATGGTTTGATGCTCGCGACTTGGCCACAAGTGCCCACCACGCTGGTCATCCGCATCGCAGGGCGATGGCTGAGGCTTCATCAACCGCCGCGTCACCGTCTTACGGCCCTCAAGAATCGCGTGCACCATCGGCGCGCTGAACAGAATCGGACGCTCCTTCACAGTACCGCCCTCCATGCGTTGGCGGCCTGCCAGTAGGCCTGCAGGGCGACCTTGATGCCCTCCCAGTCGCGCATCGCGTGCAGTTCACGCAGGCGCTGGGCGGCACGATTCACTTTGGCGCGCAGATGGGCGCGCAGGGCTGGGCGGTTCACGCTTCACCCCCTGCCAATGCAGCTTCGAGTGCATCGTTGACGGTGTAATCGAGGCGCCCATGGTCGCTTGGGAAATCAACCTCAACGCCCTGAGCGTTGTAGAGTTCAACCCCACCGCCATCACGCTCGATGTGCAGCTCTATCCTCCAGCCCTCTGGCAGCTTTCCGCAGGCAGCCTGCAAGGCCTCGTTTAGCGGCACGTAGTCTTTCGGGGCCGCAGCCAGATCAGCCTTGATCCCCTTAACCCGATCCAGCAGCAGGCTCCAGGCAAAACCGCGATCAGCGGTCGGCGTCAGCCCGAGCGCCCGTGCAACGTCGTCGCGGCACTGCTTATCCAGGGCGATCAGAGCCGGGTGGCTGGAGGCCTGAACACCCCGCGCATCAACGGCCAGCTCGTAACTCAACAGCAGCTCACTGAGCCGGCGCAGCACAGGGTCAATTCCAGGGTAGGTTTGGAAGCCCAGCATGGCGACGATGGTTGCCATGTCGTACTTGAGCGCATCGAAAGATGCCTTGTAGTCATGGTTATTCACCGCGCACCTCCCTTACCCCTCGGCAGCAGACGCAAAAACGGCAACCCGGCACTGCAAGGCGCCGGGCTTCGGGAATGTCGTCACCACAGCTCTTGCACTCGGTCGCGCTCTCGCCCTGGTACACCACACGGTTGTCGATGGCCTGCTGCAGGCGCTCTTGCTGCGCCGCCTCAGCCATTTCAAGTACGCGTTCATCCATCGCGGCGATCCTCCCCGGCCAGCATTGCCTGCTCGGCGCCGGCGATGATCCCCAAAATCTTGCGGATCACCTCATACCCGTGGTGCTTCAGCAGCTCCACCTCATGCGCCTGCCAGCGGTTGTCTGCCGCGCCGTCGTGCACGCCGCCCACAAACTCACCCTGGCGCCGCATCAGCTTCTCCATCGCCTTCAAGGCATCGTTGGTCGCCGTCACCGCCACCGGCTTGAACCACACCACCCCGGCCGGGCGCATCAGCGCATCCAGCAGGCGCGGGTCTTGGGTCAGGCGGATGATGTCTTCGAGCTCGTCCGGGTTCGGCCAGCGGCGTTCCTCGGTTGGGTTGAGCTTCTTCTGGAGGGTGTCGTAGCCCGTCGCCGGGTCCAACAACATATCGATGGCCAGGGCGCCAATGCCGCCCCGATGGTCACGCCCGGCGCGGTAAAGCGCGTGGCGCAGGGAGAGTACCGGGCCAGCGCCCGGCAGCAGATCTTGTCGGCTCATACCTACCCCAAGCCGCCCCCAGGTGGGGCCGGCTGTTGTGTGCTGTGTCTGCCGAGCTGGGCAGTCAGAGTTGCCCCGCTCGACCCCGTCCGCGCCAGGGGTCAGAGTCCCCGGCGCGGTGTACTACCTAAAACCGCCGTTTAACGACATAGCCAGAGCACCAGGGCATCCCCTACTATTCCGGCTACGGCGACTCAATGTTTCCACGTGCTGTGTCGGCATCGAGCGTCGTGCGCCTGGCGAGGGGTCAGAGCCTCGCCAGGCACCGGTGCAAGGGGTCAGAGCCTTGCACCACCCCGCCCGCCAGTGTGTCAGAGCTCAGGCGAGCACCCCGCCAGCCCCTTCGGGGGCTGGCACCTTTATGCTGCAGCGCTTCGGCCGCGCAGATAGCTCCAATCAATGTCTTCGCGGATATCCTCGCAGCTGACGTCGCCATGGCTAGCGATATCAATCCGGATAGCCAATTCAGCGCTCGCTCGGCGCCCATACGCGACTTGCTTGATTTGCCCGACAGTAGAGCCACACCCGGAAGCGAACTCTTCCAGCTGCTCCTTCGTCAGCGGCTTTATGTAGTCCAGCAGTTTCATAAGTGCTCTCGGAGAAGTACCAAGGTCGGCTGGATTATTTACCGTTTGGTAAAAGCGGTCAACACCTTACGGTAATTTACTTTTAAGTAACAGCCGGGAATCATCGCACCATGGATATACAAGCTATCAGGCGAGCCAACCTCGCCACCCTGGTGCAAAGCCGATTCGGCGGCAGTCAGAACGCCCTTGCAATCGCCGTCGACCGTCAAGCCAGCTACATCAGCAGGTGCCTGTCTGAATCAGGCAAGCATGCAAAGCCAATCGGTGAAAAGTTCGCGCGGCACATAGAGGCCTCTCTCGGCCTCTCCCCGGGCTCCCTCGACACTGCACCAGGCCACGACACACCGGCTAGAAGGAATCTTCTTGAAGCCGGTGCTCCGGAGCGCTCACCGCATGTATTCCCAATAGAGGTATGGGACGATGAAACCCCACTCGGCCCCGACGAGGTCGAGCTGCCCTTCTACAAGGAAGTCGAGCTGTCTGCAGGCAAGGGATCGGAAGTAATGCTGGAAACAAGCGGTAGGAAGCTGCGATTCGGTCGCCGGAGCCTGCAACGCAAAGGCGTAGAGCCAGCGGCCGCTGCGTGCGCAGCCGTCACCGGTAACAGTATGGAGCCCGTATTGCCAGACGGCTCCACAGTCGGCATCGATACCGGCGTGCAGCAGGTTCAAGACGGCAAGATGTACGCCATCGACCATGCCGGGCAGCTGCGCGTTAAGCTGCTGTATCGCCTCCCCGGTGGCGGACTGCGCGTACGCAGCTATAACGAAGCCGAGCACCCAGACGAGCGCTATGAAGGCGACTATGTGGCCGACCACATACGCATCATCGGCAAAGTCTTCTGGTACTCAGTCCTACTCTGAAGGTAATTTTTTACCCTGTATTTACCAAAAGGTATTGACCAGAATATTTACCATTAGGTAACTTAATCGCGTACCCACACTCTGACCTCTGGAGTACGCGATGCAACAGACACAGCACACATCCGCCCAGGTGCTCCTGCACCCGGCATGCACCACCAACCCTGCCGCCGTCCGCGCTGTTCAGCAGGCCACTGGCCGCTTTGTGGTGCTCGAAGGTGGCCGCCCAACGCTCAAGCAGCCCCAAACCCTGCCCGCCTTTGAGGACTTCGGCCCTTGGGGAGGTGCAGCGTGAGCCCGGCCATCCAACTGCTACTCATCCAGATCATGCAGACGGTCGCCCGCCTGCACGGTAACCCCGACTATCAGGTGTTCTGCACCAGCTTCGGTAACTGCGGCCTGTTCAAGGTCGAGATCTACCCCCGCAACGCTGACTGGCATACCCCTGGCTACCTCCCGACCAAACTGGCTTACGCATCGGCTCGCTGGAGCCAACTGCAATGGCCCACCGGAGCAGACGAACTGCTGAAGGCACCGGAAGAGCGCTTTATTCGCGAGCTGGCCTTCATGCGCGCCGCCTTGATGGCCTATCTGCCAGCCGAGGCAATCGAAGCGGAGGTGGCAGCATGACCTACTCCCTCACTCAGCATTCCCTCCACGGGCTTCGCCGCGCTCTCACCACGCCCATGGATCAGCGCGCCACGCTCCACCTTGAGCGCCCCGCCTCACGCGTTGCGGTCATGCTCGAGCTTGAGCAGGTCGCGGACAAGCTGGCAGTCAGCATCGTGCTTGGCCATCACCGCTCGACTATCCGCCTGCAAGCCAACGACCCGGCCAATACCGCCCACATCTGCGAACAGATCGAAGCCATCGCCAACGGCACAGCCGACACTGCCGAAACCGGCGCGATCGGCACCCCGACCGCCCCAGCTCGCGAGCCCTTCGCCCTTGATGCAGAGGACGAAGCCAGTCTGCGCCACCTGGTGCGCATCGGCGGCACCCGGCATTTGCAGTGCGGCGTATCGGTCACCGTGCATTACGCCGGCATCCTGACGCCGTACCGCCACGCATTGGTTTCCACGCCATACGCCACCGAGCACCTGCAGGCCGGCACGCCAGGCGAGCTTTACGTGGTCGCCGCCCAGCACATCGAAACCGCGCTCAACGCAGCCTGAGGGCCACCGCCATGCGCCAACCGACACTGCTGCTACCGCCAGTCACGCTGAGCATCCGCTTCGCGGATCTGCTGGGCGACAAGATGCTGACCATTCCCGCAGCCGAGCGCCGCAGCCGCTGGGCAGATTGGCTGCGACTGTCGCGCACCACCGGTCGCGCCGGGGCTCGCTACTGGAGCGACAACAGCCAATGCAGAGGCTGCAAACACCTGCGTGGCACCTGGTGCCAGCTGCAGGAGCTGCCCTGCACGGTCAACCCGATTCTCACCTACCGCACCGGAGAAGTCGGGATGGCCTGCATGGGCGCGGGCCGGGAGGAACGCGCATGAACCGCACCGTAAAAGAGGCCGCCCAGGTACTGGGCATCGCCGAGAGCCAGCTGCGCGCGCACCTGCGCAGCATCAACGCCCTCAACCGCGACGGCACCCTGGCAGCGCGCCACATCGGCGGCGGCAAGCTGTTCATGGACCCGCGCGTAACCGAGCCGAAGCGCCTCGGCATCCGCAAGCACTACGCCGTGCTGATGGTCACCGAGGCCGGTATCGACTGGCTGGCCAAACAGCTCGGCATCGCCATCACCGAAGTACCCGCAAAGGACAGCGCCGCATGAACAAGCCCAACCCAATCGCCGACGCTATCGGCGTCGTCAAGCTGGTCAGCATGCACCACGCCAACCCGGGCGCCGTCAGCGCCGCCACCGCCATCGGCAAGAGCGTCGAAGGCGTCACCGCGATCATCGCCGCCAAGCTCAGCCGCCCCATGGCGGGGTGCGGGGAGGTGGCGCAGTGACCACTACGCTCGCCCTGCTCCAGCACCGCCACAAGGCCAACAGCTTGCCCCTGGATCAAGTGCGCGCCGAGTACTTCTCCCACATCAAGACCGAGAAGCGCCTGCGCCACCTCATTCGCACCGGTGAGGTGCAGCTGGCCACCTTCAGGATTTCCGATTCGCGCCTGGCGCCGCTGCACGTGCGCCTGGCCGACCTCGCCGCCTACCTCGACGCCCGCGCCGAGCAAGCGGCATAACCCGCGCCCGGCGGCACCGGGCAACTCTCTGACAAACGAGGCACAGCACATGAAACCCACTGACAGCTCCGATTTTCTCCAGTCCCTCAACTCCGGTGTATTCGCCAGCCAGCTCGGCCGCGCCCTCTCCGACGTCGCCGCGGGCTGCATCGATCACGGCAAGGAAGGCCAGGTAATCATCACCCTCAAGCTCAAGCAGATCGCGCAGACCAACCAGGTGAACATCACCCACAAGCTCGACTTCGTGCAGCCCACCAAGCGTGGCAAGAAGCGCGAAGACACCACCCTCGACACCCCGATGTACGTCACCCCGGATGGCCTGCAGCTGTTCCAGACCAACCCGACCGACCAGCTCTTCCGCAAGGAAGACACGCCCGTACCGGAGCGCAGCTGATCACCCGTAACCCGCAACACCGCACCACCTAACCATCCTTACTCTGACAAGGACTACAACGATGTTCGATCACAAAGCACTGGATACCCTCAACGCCCAAGCCGTCGCAGCCGCCCAGGTAAGCATTCAAACCAGTGGCAACCAACTGGCGGTCCTGCCAGCCAACTGCACCACCCTGAATCTGGAGCAGTTCCAATCCCACCGCGACCGCTTCCGCGGCTCGCTGCACACGCACGCGCTGAAAGCCTTCTCGGCCTACGTCGAGCGCCATATCGGTGGCGAGGAAGATACCGGCGCAGCCGGCTTCGTCGACCAGGACGCCATGAGCGCGACCGTCATCTTCAACCTCGGCACCCCGGATGACGCAGGCCACGGCGACGACCGCGCCACCCTCACCCTCAAACCCACCGCTGCCTACAAGGCGCTGAACGAAGTGGTTGGCCGTTCGCTCAGCCAGCAGCAACTGGCCGAGTTCCTCGAGGACTGGGCGCCGCACCTGGTAGCCAGCGCCGGCGACCAGAAGCTGGGCACCCCTTCAGCTATCAACGCCATCCGCCGCATGTCCATCAAGGCCATTGCCGAGGTGAACACCGAAGTGGGCGACCTGAACAACCGCCGCAGCGCCATGGAGGAGATCGAAGCCAAAAGCCTCGAAACCCTGCCGACTGCGTTCGTGTTCAGCGCCAAGCCCTACGACCCACTCAGCGTCGCCGATATCACCCTGCGCCTGTCGGTGATCACTGGCGATAAGAGCCCAGTGCTCAAGCTGCGCTGGGTCGGACAGGAAGCCCAGCAAGAAGCCTTCGCCGAAGAGTTCCAGCAGGTGCTCGACGGTGAAATCGGCGGCCTGTTGCCGCTGACCATTGGCACCTACTCGCAAGGCAAATAAGCCCCACCACCACCCGCCGCCAGGGCCTCTGACCCCTGGCAGCGGGCTCACTCGGAGACACAACACATGACCATTTCCCTGATCACCGCCGGCGTCATCGCCGCGCTGGCAATCATCGCCCTGCTCGGCCTGGCCGCCTGGGCTCGCATCAGCGCGGAAACCGCCCGCACCAATGGCTATGACCAAGGCTACGGCGACGCCAAGAAAGCAGCCGCCGACTACACCACCAGCCTCGAAGGCCAGCTCGCCAACGCCGTAGGCCGCCTGGCAAAGGCCAACCGTGAGCATGACCAGCAGCTGCAGGACGCCGACCGCCGTATCGCCATCTACGCCGGCCGCAGCTACACCCGCGACGAACTGGCCGCCATTCTCCGCGCAGCCAAGCACCTCAAGGTCGCCGCCCGCACCTACGACCAGCTGAAAATGGCCCAGGTGCTCGACCTGAGCGACCAGGCGCAGCGCCACCTCACCGTATGCGGCGAACTGGAGCAGATCGCCCAGCGCATCGAGGATCAACTCGAAGGCAACGCCCCGGCCGCACTTCCAAACAGCCAGTCCCAGGCGGAAGTCGCCCTGCTCGAAGCGGCAGCCTTCGCCGCTGGCGTACCCAACGGCAAAAGCTGGCTCGTCTACGGCCCCGAAGGCTGCGGCAAAACCACGAACGCCCGGGCCATCGCCGACGCCCTTGGCCTGACGGAGATCGTTGACGACTGGCAACCAGGCGACCCCGCGCCGATCACCAAGGCACTGGTGCTGACCAACCACCTCGGCCCCGACCACCCGCCCTTCTACCGCCGCGTGCTGAGCTACGACCAAGCTATGTCGCTGGTTGCAGCCTCCAAGGCCAAGCAGGGAGCTGCAGCATGAAAACCCTTTGCATCTACCACGCCAATTGCGCCGATGGCTTCGGCGCCGCCTGGGTCGTTCGCCAAGCGCTCGGTGCCGATAACGTCGAGTTCCACGCAGGCCACTACGGTATGCCTGCACCGGACGTCGAAGGCCGCGACGTGATCATCGTGGACTTCTCCTACCCCTATGAACTGCTGTTGCTACTCGGCCATCAGGCCCGCTCGATCCTGATCATCGACCACCACAAGACGGCAGCCGAAGCGCTGGCCCAACTGCCGCAGGCCCCGTCCTGCTTCGCAGAGTGGGCGCCCTCTACCCAGCGCGTCGGCACCGTGTTCGATATGAATCGCAGCGGCGCCGGCCTCACCTGGGACTACTTCAACCCAGCCGAGCCACGCCCAGCCCTGATCAACCACATCGAGGATCGCGACCTCTGGCGCTTCAAGCTGGAAGGCACGCGAGAAGTCATGGCTAGCGTCTTCAGCTACCCGCATGACTTCGACGTGTGGGACGCCATCATGGAAATATCCACCCATCAGCACTGGGTCGCCGGCAAAGCCATCGACCGCAAGCATCACAAAGACCTGGCCGAGCTGATCGGCAGCAACACCCGGCTCACCAACATTTCCGGCTACAGCGTACCGACCATCAACCTGCCACCCACCATGGCTAGCGATGCCGGGCACCTGATGAGCGAAGGCCAACCCTTCGCCGCTATCTACTGGGACACCGACGAGCACCGCAAGTATTCCTTGCGCAGCCGGCCGGAAGGCCTCGACGTTTCCGAAATCGCCAAGCAGTTCGGCGGCGGTGGCCACCGCGGCGCCGCAGGCTTCACCGTGCCGTTCGATCATGAACTGGTGACAGGCCATGTGCAGGCGACGCTGGAGAGCACCAGCGGCCAGGACATCGTGCTCAACCCTGAAGCGCAGAGCATTTTGGCGCAGTGCATTTCGGCACACGGCTATGTCGTCGCAGCCTTGACTAACGGCCGGCCAGACCTGGCGCTGGCGGAAGCTCGCCTATGGGTTGAGTCCTTCACCGAGGCTGCCCGGCAACTGACCGCAGCGCCGCTTCCAATGCCAGTAACTCGCGATGAACTGGGGCACTGGACTCACCCAGCCTGGCCACAAGACGGTGACGAGGACGCCATCCCGAAAGCTTGGTTTGCCAACAACGGCCTTGAACCTTTCATTGTCGAGTTCGAGAACGACGCGCCCGAAACCCTGAGCGATGCCTACTTCGAACAGGGCAACCCCGACTGCAGCGCATGGCAACCCAGCACACCACCAGGTGAAGGCTGGTTCGTCTTCTCCATCCACTACACCGAAGACGGCCCCGTCTGCGTTTGGGTGCGCCCAGTTCAGGAGGGCACCACTCATGCCTCAGTCTGAAATCTGCCTGCGCCAGAAGCGCGCAATGCCCCTGCAGAACATCATCGCCACCAGCGGCAAATCCTTCGTCTGCGTTGGCTACAACCACCCCGATGACCGCACCGTGGCGGGCGACCGTTTCTGCCACTGCTGGAAGAACAGCCACGTCGACGAGCACGGGCATTGGGATCGCCGCGACATCACCGACACCCTGTCGGTGATGGCAGCCGCCCTCAGCATCGACGAGAACATCCGCGTCGCTGAGGGCATGACCGACGATGAAATGAATGAAGCGGATCTGACCGCTGAAGAGGAGCCGCAGCCATGACCTGGATTCTCACCAACCAAGGCATTCGCTTCGAACTGCTCGCACCGACTGCCGAAATGATCCACCCGGCAGACATTGCTCACAGCCTGGCCCATGTGTGCCGCTTCAATGGCCATACCGGCACGCACTACTCGGTGGCGCAGCACTGCTACCTCGCCTCTGAGCTGGTCGCCCCGGAGCACCAGCTGGCCGCCCTACTCCACGACGCGCCAGAAGCCTACATCGGCGACATGGTGAGCCCACTCAAGCAAGCACTGCGCTGGATGGGTGGAACACTCGAAGCCCGGGGCGGCCGCGACGTTTATGGCGAAGCAGAACATCGTGTCTGGCTTGCCATCTGCGACCGCTTCGACCTTGATCCAGAGCTGCCACGTGAGATCCACGATGTGGACATGTACATGCTGGCCGTCGAGCGCCGTGACCTGATGCCAGCGCACCCTGATGCATGGGAGTGCATCCAGGGCATCGAACTGCCTGCTTGGCGCATCAAACCCTGGAGCGCAGCAGAAGCCCGAGACCGCTACTTCCAGCGCCTGCTTTCGCTGCTGAGCACCACCCACCGCGCGAGGGCTACAGCATGAGCACGGTTCACGACCCTATGAAGGCGCCGATCAGCCTGCACGGCCTCGGCTTCATTCAGGTACAGCTGCAGGGCGGCCAGCGCCTGCACGTTTGGCACCCAGACCTGCCGCGCCGCAGTTGCTTCGAGCACTCGGCTATTCACAGCCACCGCTTTAGCTTTGATTCGCGGGTGCTTGTGGGCCTGCAGATCAACATCAACTACCGCGCAACCAACGCCGAAGACGGAGAGGCTACACACCGCCTCTACCTGCACGAAGGCGCACGCAGCCCCAACGGCGGCCGCCCGTGGGTGCCCAATGCGCCGGTGATCATGACGCCGATGCAACGCTGGGAGATTCCTGCGGGCGTGTCCTACCACATCGACGCTTACGACTTTCATCGCACCGAGCCAGGTGGCGATGGTCGCGTCGCCACCCTGATGACGAAGTACTCCGAAGGCAGGGCAGGCGCAATGAGCAGTTGCGCTATCGGCATCGACCCCGACACCGACTTCGACCGTTTCCAGCTCAGCCCGGCCGAGCTGTGGGCTTATGTGATCGACGTCCTGGGCAGCAACGGAGGCGCCCAACCATGACCGCAACCACCTACCGCATCCACCCACAACCCAGCTTCAACTTCGGCGGCCTGGTCATCGACAACTTCGCTGGCGGCGGCGGCGCATCCACCGGCATCGAAATGGCCCTCGGCCGGCCGGTCGATATCGCCATCAACCACGACCCCGAAGCCATCGCCATGCACGAGATCAACCACCCGCACACCAAGCACTACTGCGAGAGCGTGTGGGAGGTCGACCCGCGCGAGATCACTGGCGGGCGCCCCGTCGACCTCTGCTGGTTCAGCCCGGATTGCAAACACTTCAGCAAGGCCAAGGGCGGCAAGCCGGTCAAGAAAGAGATTCGCGGCCTCGCCTGGGTGGCCATCCGCTACGCCGCCACCGTGCGACCGCGCGTCATCATGCTGGAGAACGTCGAGGAGTTCGTTACTTGGGGGCCGCTTGCCGAGGGTCGCCCATGCCCGAAGAACAAGGGCCGCACCTTCAACAGCTTCGTCAACGCCCTGCGCCGCCACGGCTACCAGGTGGAATGGCGCGAACTGCGCGCCAACCAGTTCGGCGCCGCCACCATCCGCAAGCGCCTGTTCCTGATCGCACGTTGCGACGGCCTGCCCATCGTCTGGCCCGAGCCGACACACCTGCCGGCCGGCAGCCCCGAGGTCAAAGCCAAACAGGCCAAGCCCCAGCGACTGGCGGCGGACATCATCGACTGGTCGCTCCCATGCCCGTCGATCTTCCTCACCCCCGAGGAAGGCAAAGCGCTCAAGGTACGCCGCCCGCTGGCCGAGAACACCCTGCGCCGCATCGCACGCGGCATCCAGCGCTACGTGATCGACAACGCCGACCCGTTCCTGGTCAAAGTCAACCACGGCTATGACTACTTCCGGGGCCAGCCGCTGAACGAGCCCATGCAGACCATCACCAGCAAGCTCGGTACCGGCGTGGTTGTGCCGACCCTGGCGCCGCTGATGGTCGTCAACACCACCGGGCACCCCGGGGCCGCAGTAGACGACCCGCTGCGCACCGTAACCACTGGCGGGCACCATGCCCTAATCGCCCCCACCTTGGCACCGTTCATCGCCAACACTCGCAATGGCGAGCGCGCCGGCCAACACCCGCGCGTCGCCAGCACCGAGCAACCACTATGGACGGTGACCGCACAGGGCTCGCAACAAGCGATCATAGCTCCGGTGCTCACCAAGTTCCGCACCAACGACAGCGGCACATCGGTGCTGGAGCCGGTCCCCACCATCACCGCCAACAGCTACATCAAGAAGCCAGGCGGCGCAGCACCGATCGGCGTGGTGGCAGCCTTCCTGGCCAAGCACTACGGCGGCAACTACAAAGGCCCAGGCTCGGCGATGACCGACCCAGCGCCCACCGTCACAACCCGCGACCACAACGCCCTGGTCACCAGCCACATGATCAAGCTGCGCGGCACCAGCCGTGACGGCCAACCCGTGGCCGAGCCGCTGCACACCGTCACCGCATCCGGCAACCACCTGGGCGAAGTGCGCGCCTTCCTGCTCAAGTACTACGAGCACGGTACCGGCCAATCACTGGCCGACCCACTGCACACCATCACGACCAAGGATCGCCTCGGCCTGGTGATGGTCAAGGGCGAGCCGTACCAGATCGTCGATATCGGCATGCGCATGCTCGAGCCACACGAGCTCTACGCCGCCCAGGGCTTCCCAGCCGACTACATCCACAACCGCACCCTCACCAACCCCAAGCTGCCGAAGGACGCCCAGGTGCGGATGTGCGGCAACAGCGTCTGCCCACCCGTCGCCGCCGCCCTCGTGCGCGCCAACCTGGTGGGCATGCAGCGGAGCGAGGTGGCGGCATGACCAACAGTCATCTACCCCAGCAACTGGCGCTGCTCAGCGTCTCCGGCTTGTTGCCCTGCCCGTTCTGCGGCATGGCCAAGCTCGCTCGCGTAACCCGAACGCCACCGGAAGGCGAGCCGGAACCGATCTGCATCCAGTGCGAAACCTGCGGCGCCACCGGCCCGACCGCAACCACACACGACCACCTGAGCGCCCTATGGGACGTTCGAGCAAGCACAGAGAGGCCGGCATGAGCACACCACGCTGGGTCCTGATCCCCAAAGCTGCCGAAATGTTCGGCTACAGCGTCAACGCCATCGAGCACAAAGTTAAAAGCGGCATGTGGGCGCAAGGCCGCATGTGGCGCAAAGCGCGCGACGGGCGAATTTTCATCAACATTGAGGAGGTAGATAAGTGGGTCGAGCAGTCACCCCAGGAAGCGGCGTAGAGGCCGAGCTGGCGAAGCACACCGGGGTCGAGATCCACGGCAACAGCATCCGCATCGTATTCATGTGGAAGCGCCGCCGCTGCCGCGAAACCCTGGGCCTACCGGTCACCAAAGCCAATATCAAGCACGCCGCCCAGCTCCGGGCGGCGGTGCTTCATGCCATCAAGACCGGCACCTTCGACTATGCCCAGCATTTCCCCGAGTCCCGCCAAGCCGGCAACTACAGCACCAACCGCGACGAGCGCTTGCACTTGCTGCTGGCCCGTTACAAGCCGCTCAAGGCCGTAGACATCACCGAGGAAACAGAACGCCGCTATGGCCTGGCACTCGACATCTGCATCGAGCTGCTGGGCAAGGACCGGCTTGCCAGCGTGCTGATGCCCGAGGACATCCAAAACCTACGCGTGACGCTGATCACCACGCGCACCACGTCCACGGTGAATCACTACCTGGCCGTCCTCGCCGGCTTCCTCGGCTGGTGCGAGGCAAACGGCTACTGCCGGCCGGGCCTGGCGAATGCTTGCACCCGCTTCGAGATGACTGATCGTGACCCGGACCCATTCACCAAGGCCGAGCTGGCCGAGCTGCTGAACAAAGGGTGCCTACACCCTATGGACCGCGCAGCCGTGACCCTGGCCGTATACACCGGCCTGCGCCCCGGCGAACTCGGCGCGCTGGCCAGGGAGGACATCGACCTGGCGAAAGGGCAGATCCACGTAAACCGCGCCATCACGAGCAAAGGCACGTTCAAGCTGCCCAAGACCGGCAAGCGCCGCACCGTGCTGTTGTTCCCGCCCGCCCTCGAAGCCTGCCGCGAGCTGCTGGCCATTGATCACGGCATCGAGCCGCAGACCATCGACGTAAAGCTGAACCGGCACGAAGCCAAGCAGGAAACTGTTACCCCACTGATGTCGCCCGTCGTCCAGGCACGCAAGAAGCACGTCAACCCTTGGTTCATCCCGTCGTCGTGGAACAGCAAGTGGGCGAACATCCAGCGCCGCGCGAAGACCCGCCCGCGCCCGCCGTATCAAACTCGGCACACCTACGCCTGCTGGTGCCTAGTCGCCCGTGGTAACCTCGCGTTCATCGCCAAGCAGATGGGGCACAAGGACTTCACCATGCTGGTTCAGGTGTACGCCAAATGGATGGACGACGAGTCCCCTAACGAGCTGCAACACATCTGGTCAGGCATGCAAAGCACCAGTTGATTTGCCCCAATCCTGCCCCACAAAAATTAGCGCTTAACTCTAAGTTACTGATGAATAAAGCAATTTCCGATTTGTCACAGCACACCCCGATGATGCAGCAGTACTGGAAGCTGAAGAACCAGCACCCGGATCAGTTGATGTTCTATCGCATGGGTGACTTCTACGAAATTTTCTACGAAGACGCGAAGAAGGCAGCCAAGCTGCTGGATATCACCCTGACCGCACGCGGCCAGTCGGCCGGCCAATCGATCCCCATGTGCGGCATTCCTTTCCATTCGCTCGAAGGCTACCTGGCCAAGCTGGTCAAGCTCGGCGAGTCGGTGGTGATCTGCGAACAGATCGGCGACCCAGCCACCAGCAAAGGCCCGGTGGAGCGCCAGGTGGTGCGCATCATCACCCCCGGCACCATCAGCGACGAAGCCCTGCTCGATGAACACCGCGACAACCTGCTGGCCGCCGTGCTCGGTGACGAACGCCTGTTCGGCCTCGCCGTGCTGGACATCACCAGCGGCCGTTTCAGCGTGCAGGAGATCAAGGGCTGGGAAAACCTGCTGGCCGAACTGGAGCGCCTGAGCCCCGCCGAGCTGCTGATCCCGGACGACTGGCCGCAGGGCCTACCCGCCGAGAAGCGCAAAGGCTCACGCCGCCGCGCACCCTGGGATTTCGACCGCGACAGCGCCTTCAAGAGTCTGTGCCAGCAATTCAGCACCCAGGATCTGAAAGGCTTCGGCTGCGAGAACCTGACCCTGGCCATCGGCGCCGCCGGCTGCCTGCTCACCTATGCCAAGGAAACCCAGCGCACCGCCCTGCCCCACCTGCGTAGCCTGCGTCACGAGCGCCTGGATGATACGGTGATCCTCGATGGTGCCAGCCGCCGCAACCTGGAGCTGGACATCAACCTCTCAGGCGGCCGCGACAACACCCTGCAATCGGTGATGGATCGCTGCCAGACCGCCATGGCTAGCCGCCTGCTGGGCCGCTGGCTGAACCGCCCGCTGCGTGATCGCGCGGTGCTCGAGGCACGCCAGGACGCCATCACCCGCCTGCTCGATGGCTATCGCTTTGAATCGCTGCAGCCACAGCTCAAGGAAATCGGCGATCTGGAGCGCATCCTCGCCCGCATTGGTCTGCGCAATGCCCGCCCGCGTGACCTCGCTCGCCTGCGCGACGCCCTGGCCGCGCTGCCCGAACTGCAGCAGGCGATGACCACCCTGGACACCCCACACCTGCAACAACTGGCCAGCAGCATCGCCACCTACCCGGAGCTGGCCGACCTGCTGGCCCGCGCCATCATCGACAACCCGCCAGCGGTGATCCGCGACGGCGGCGTGCTGAAGACCGGCTACGACGCCGAGCTGGACGAGCTGCAGGCGATGAGCGAGAACGCCGGCCAGTTCCTCATGGATCTGGAAGCGCGGGAGAAGGAACGTACCGGCCTGGCCAACCTCAAGGTCGGCTACAACCGAGTGCACGGCTACTTCATCGAACTGCCGACCAAGCAGGCCGAATCCGCACCTGCCGACTACATCCGCCGGCAGACGCTCAAGGGCGCCGAGCGCTTCATCACCCCGGAACTGAAGGAATTCGAAGACAAGGCGTTGTCGGCCAAGAGCCGCGCCCTGGCCCGCGAAAAGATGCTCTACGACGAGCTGCTTGAGCGCCTGATTGGCCATCTGGCGCCACTGCAGGACAGTGCCGCAGCCCTCGCCGAACTGGACGTACTGAGCAACCTTGCAGAACGCGCGCTGAATCTCGACCTGAATCGCCCGCGCTTCGTCGACGAGCCGTGCATGCGCATCGACCAGGGCCGTCACCCGGTGGTCGAGCAGGTGCTGACCACGCCTTTCGTGGCCAATGATCTGGATCTGGACGACAACCGGCGCATGCTGATCATCACCGGGCCGAACATGGGTGGTAAATCCACCTACATGCGCCAGACCGCACTGATCGTGCTGCTGGCCCATATCGGCAGCTTCGTCCCGGCTGCGGCTTGCGAACTGTCGCTGGTCGACCGCATCTTCACCCGTATCGGCTCCAGCGATGACCTGGCCGGCGGCCGCTCCACCTTCATGGTGGAGATGAGCGAAACCGCCAATATCCTGCACAACGCCAGCGAGCGCAGCCTGGTGCTGATGGATGAAGTCGGACGTGGCACCAGCACCTTCGACGGCCTGTCGCTGGCCTGGTCGGCCGCCGAACACCTGGCCCGCCTGCGCGCCTTCACCCTGTTCGCCACCCACTATTTCGAGCTGACCGTGCTGCCGGAAAGCGAGCCGGTGGTAGCCAACGTGCACCTCTCGGCCACCGAGCACAACGAGCGCATCGTCTTCCTCCACCACGTTCAGCCAGGCCCCGCGAGCCAGAGCTACGGCCTGGCCGTGGCGCAGCTGGCTGGCGTGCCGGGCACGGTAATCAGCCGCGCGCGCGAGCACCTGGCGCGCCTGGAAGCCACCAGCCTGCCTCACGACCTGCCACGCCAGGAACCCGGCCAAGCGCAAACGCCGATGCAGAGCGATCTGTTCGCCAGCGCGCCGCACCCACTGCTGGAGCAATTGACCAAGATCAATCCGGATGATCTGACTCCGCGTAAGGCGCTGGAGCTGTTATATACATGGAAGACGCAGATCTAA